CTGTGAGTGCAACAAACAAAGCATATATAATTAGTGCAGGGGAAAGCACGAGATCTGGTGGTGGTGCAGGTTATGATGTAAAAGCTAGGAGTGGAAGTTTTTCAAGTGAAGGTGGAGCAAGATTAACAAGCACAACTAATGTAGCAATAACTATGCCTAACGCAGATATGTGGTCAGGTTATACTTTTTATACAAGCACTGGTTATTATAGAGGAGCAGTAATTGAGGTATCATAATGAAATATGTTAAATTAACAACAGGAAATGTAGTGATAGCAACAGTAGAGCCATTATCAGAGTGGATTGATGAGGCAAATAATCGTTCATTTATCGGTGAGGGATATATAGAAATAGAACAAACCATACAAGACAGAGATGTTTTGAAGTGTTTATATGATAGTTCAGCAGAAGAACAAGATATAAAAACTATGGACAGCTTTACATATCCAACAACAGACGCAAATGGAAATGAAAGATTCTACAATGAAGAAACTGGAGTGCTTGAACAATACACCTATTCTGAAGAAGGATATATAACAGGCAAAGAAAATGCCTAATGCGTGTTATAAAATTAGCTGAAAATTTACCTGATCCTATAAGTTATTTAGACGCTGTAAAAAAATATCAAGATTGGGATAACATTAAACAATGGGCAGATTTTGATAGCGACAAAGCATATCCCTTTATTGAACGCAAAGATAATTCACACCCACTTTATTGTAAAAATTGTAAAGGTTTAGATCAAACCGATAGTAATTGCCCAATTCATTTGGAAGAAGTTCGTATAGTTGAGGAAAGACAAGCAACACATAAAGGAACTACGCCAACAATAAAAAGATGTCCTGCAATTATTGATACATTAAATTCAGGTGTTGTATTAGTTGCTTATGAAGATATGTATTTTGAAGCAACTGAAGTGACAAACCACCCATTAAAAGAAACTATATTTTCATATACAGATAATTTTCAACCAAATCAATATCATCACACTACACCACAATTTGATTTATTTGAAATGGGCTTTGATGTTTCTCACAATATTTCAGTAAAAATACATTTCCCTTACAGAATTGAAACAGATAAAAATCATCTCATATTGTTAAAAGATTTATTTTGGTTAGGTGATATGCCTTTTAAGATTGTTGAGGGCTTGCAAGATTTCAACAGCTTTGGTGGTATTTTTGTAAATACTTTTTGGAAAATACCAAAAGGGAAAAAAGTTATAATTAAAAAAGGGACACCAATAGTTCATTTATTAGAAGTTCCCAAAAGCACTTTAAAACCATTTGAAATCGTTGAAAGAGATGAATTGCCTGATGAATATTTTAACAATATAATTGAAGAAGAGAAAATAATTTTATCAAAGAATGGCTATAGAAAAAAGCAAAAATTGATAGAAAAAGAAAAAGAAAAAAAATATGAAACTTAAATTACTGAGAATATCAAAACAAAAAGATAGCATTAATGGCTTACTATTTATTAATGATCAGTTTGTCTGCTACACCTTAGAAGATGAAGAACGAGCTCAAAAAGTTTATGCTGAAACTGCTATACCAAAAGGCACTTATGAAATCAAGTTTAGATCAGTAGGTGGTTTTCATTCACGATACGCCAAAAAATATTCTGATATTCATAAGGGTATGTTGGAATTGCAAGATGTTCCAAACTTTGAATATATTTTAATTCATACAGGGAATACTGATGAAAACACCGCAGGCTGTATTCTTGTTGGCGATAGTCAAGACAATAACTATATAAAAAAAGATGGTTGGATTGGCTCTTCAGTTCAGGCTTACCGCAGAATTTATCCAGTTATTGCAAAGGCTTTGGAAGAAGGGGAAGAAGTTTTTATAGAAATAGCGGACATACAAAAATACATAACCAAACCTGAGCTTTCAAATAAAAATACTGATGAATTTATTTCAAGCAAAATGGTTTATGACAAATTATCCTCCATAAGTGGAAAACTTGAAGTAGTAAGTGGTATGCTATTAAACAGACGCATAGAATAAGGAAAAATATGATCAATAAACAATGGCTTACAAAAGTAGGCATTAGAACATTAAGAACATTCATACAAGCCTTTTTGGGCGTCTTGATCGCTAGTGGAACTGGGTTAATGGAAGTGGACGTTTTACAAAACGCTTTAGTCTCTGGTTTAGTAGCAGGAATAACAGCTCTTCAAAATGGTTTAGAAGAATGGACACCGCATAATAAGGGCTAAATATGAAAGCCCAAGTTAATCTAAGTCAAATTCTACAGGGCGGACTTGCAGCTTTGGTAGGTTGGCTTTTCAAAACAGTAAATGATTTACAGCAAGAAGTTGCCGTGTTAATGGTTCAAATTTCAGATTCAAAAGAAGATCTGATGAATTTAGCAGTTAGAGAGCAAGAATTGAACTCTGCTATAACTGAAATATTAATTAAGTTAGGGGGTTGAAATGGACTGTTGCGGAAATGGTTGCTGTGGCGGTAGCTAATGTTAGCTAAATTAAAAGACAATCTTGCCTTAGTAGTAACAGCTATTACTTTAATGGGCTCAATAGGAGCTGGAATACAATCTTTAACAGCTGTTATAAATACACTTCAGGGCATAGATGACAGAATGAATAACATAGAGTATGAATTTCAAACTCTCAAAGAAAGCACTATGGTTTCAAACGATATTGCAATATTGTATGAAAAAATAAATAAACTTGAACAAAAAGAATTTCAAACTGAATATTTAAACGAACAAATTGCTTATATGCAATCAGAAATAAATAATTTAAAACAAGATTTAACAGATAATAAATGGGACTTAGATCAGAAATATATACCAGAACAATGGGAATGGAATGACTTAGGCGACAAAATAATCAGACTTGAAACTCAATTACAAGTAATACAAAATTCTTTGTGGGAAATAGATTCACTTGACGATAGAGTTGCTTGGCTTGAAGCCAATCAATATGGAGGTTAAAATGGAAACATTTTTTATGGGAATAGTATCACTTTATTTTTTAATAAAGACAGTTTATTTTATTATTAACAAAGTTGATATGATAGAAAAAGAAATTATAAGATTTAAGGAATGGGATTGGATTGACAAAGATAAAATGTAATTGCAAAATTCTTTGTTGTGGTTGTTCCCTGCATTGCAGTAGCTATGAGTAATAACGGATATACTCAAAAAGATATGCTAGAAATGGTAATGAAAGATATAGAAAAATTATTTGATAAATTGGACAAAATCCAAAAGGATCTGGCGACTAGACCAACAAGAGCTGAAATTTATGGTTGGATTATCGCAGGTATATCTATTGCAACTTTAATTACAGTTTTAATGTAGAAAAAGGCGGAGTGTCCATTCCGCCTTTTTCATTATCTGTGATGTTCGTAGCACAAGTCAAAGAGAAAAGTCACCTTTTATCTTTTCTTATACTGATTCAATTATATATAAGAACAAATACTAAATTAGCATTTAAAAGTAGCTGTAAGCCTCATAGAGCTTATTTAAGAGATTTTTACAGCTCCGCCTAGTAGTTAAGCGGTCATAAATAAATCGCTCAAATCGGCTCAAAATAGCCTTTTTTTACCATTTTTGGGCTAATATAAACGCATATGAAAGATTGGCTCATTAATGACCAAAAAAAATAAAAACGCACCCAAAGAAGAATGGGGCAACAATTTTTATAAACACGGCTGGAAACCTGAGATTGAAATTGATGAAGAACTTGGCTCAGGAAATATTACTCACGTTGGAACTGATCCTAATTACAGAAATAACTTTGATGAAATTTTAAAAGGTTGGGGATATGATCCGAAACTTTACACGATTGAGGGAGCTGTTAAAACTTCCAGTTGGAACGTTCAACTCAAAGGCGGTCATATTGAAACTTTTTATGCATTCAAAGGTGTAGTCCGCCGCAAGAATCCTGCTAGAGATAAATATGTCACACAATTATTAAAGAGAGTAGAAAAAAAATTACCACTTAAAGAAAAAACTTATGGCGGTGATACAGCTTTTATGTTTTTTATGGCTGACTGGCAGTTAGGCAAATCTGATTATGGTGTTACAAATACAGTTAATAGGTATGATATAGCACTACAAGACGCTGTTAATAGAATTAAAGATTTAAGGAAGTTAGGAAATAAAATTGATGAGATTTATTTAATTGGATTAGGTGATTTGACAGAAAATTGTAGTAAGTATTTTTTTGACAGCCAACCTTTTAACGTTTCTTTGTCTTTGATTGAGCAATACGCTTTAGCAAGAAGTATGATTATGAAAACTGTAGATACATTCTTGCCTTTAGCAGACAAAATTGTTTTAGCAGGTTGCCCAGGAAATCACGGCGAAATGACGAGATCTGGAAAGGGGCAAGTATTAACTAGCCGATTAGATAACTCAGACACTATGCACCTACAAATTTGTAAAGAAATAATGAACGCTAATCCTGAAAGATACAAAAAAGTAAAGGTAGAAATACCTGAGGGCTTTCATCAAGTTATGACTATCAAAAATCAAACAGTAGGTTGGACTCATGGTCATATGAGCTCAGGCAGTGGTTCAAATGCTGAGGCTAAAATAGAAAACTGGTGGAAAGGTCAAATGTATGGTCATCTTCCTGCAGGTGAATGTAACATTCTTATTACTGGACATTATCATCATTTTAGAAGTAAATATCAGGGCGACAGAGCTTGGTTTCAATCTCCTAGCTTAGATAAGTCATTAGATTTTACAGCAAGATCAGGACTTTGGAGCCACCCTGCTGTTCTCAGTTTTACAATAAATGAAAAAGGTTGGGCCAACTTAGAGCTGTTATGACTCAATTTAAAAATGATTATATAGAATTAAATATTGGTAGCTACGATCAATTCTTGCCTATAAAAGATGTTCAAACTGTAATAATTGACCCACCTTACAATATTGGCTTCAACTATAACGGCAAGATCAACGATAATAAAACGGCAAAAGAATATGAAAGAATGATAGAAAACGTTTTAAATTTATCTTATGAAAGCACAAAAGAAGATAGTTCACTATTTTTAATTAATTATCCAACTATTATTTTCAAACTTTATAACGCCATTAATAATACTGATTGGAAAGTGAATCAATTTATTCAATGGATTTATAACAATAATGCAGGTGGTAGAAGTAATAAAAAGTTTATAACTGCTAGCAGAACTATTGCTTGGCTGACAAAAGATAATCCCAAAGTTTATATAGACAGAATAGTTCAACCTTATAAGGATCAGAATGATAAAAGAGTTCAGGGGCGCAGCGGTGCGATTTTATATAATTGGTGGAACATCAATATTGTTAAAGGTAATTCTAAACAACACTTAGGTTATGTTAATCAAATACCGCAAGAGCTTTTAAAAAGATTAATTATTACTACTACTGATGAAAATGACTTAGTTGCAGATTTTATGTGTGGAAGTGGCTCAACTTTATTAACTGCTATGGCTTTAGAACGCAAAGGTTTTGGTTGCGACATAAATCAAGATCTGGAGCAAATTTGGAAAAAATATAATATTTGGTAATTTTGTTACAAATTTATGTATATTATGTATAATTTTTTATATGAAAGTAATTGCTATTGACAATACTGGCTATAAAGTTAAAGTCATTCGTGCAAATGATACAGAGTTCGGCTTAAAAGAATTGCCTAAAGGCATATATCATTTTACTGAGCCTGTTGAAATCAAAATGGATGAAAAAAAACAGCTTGCTAAATAAATAACAAGCTGTCTTTTTAAATTAACTAGCCCAATCGTAAACATATTTTTGATGTTTACGAGTTGACGCACCGCAAAAACATTCTTCTTTGAATATTTCCATAACAGTTTTCTGCTTTAATTTATAAACGCAATTTCTTAAATTGATAGAAAATGTTTTGTCAAGAGAACAAATTTCCCCTTCAAGTTCAAGAACATAACGTAAAGCGTCCACCTCATTTACTTCCAAGCCAGTTTTCATAGCTGACTCAGTTTCATTTATTGGTGTAGCAGTTGCAAGATATGTCATTATTCACCCCCTTTTTCCAGTTCAGCCTTAGCCACTTGTTCCGCCAAAGCGTCAAGATCAACTAAGATATTGCCCTCAGAATCCATAAAGCCATTCTGAACCATATCAGCCCTGACTTGTATATCTTCTTGGGTCATTATTTTGTCAGCAGTTTTTTGATATTTTTGAGCATTAGCAAATAAAGTTGCTATCTCTTGCAATATCAATTTATTGGTATGATAAAGTTTGAACATCATTCTGAAATAGACGTTCTTGGTAATTTTTTTATATTTGAATTCGTGTTCAAGAACTACCACTTGATACCTGCGAATATCATTTCCAGTAAAATGAATATCCCCTGCCTCATTTTTTTCTATAGCCATTATTCCCCTTTCCAAAATCTTGCTAACATTTCTGTTGGTATTTCCAACTCTTGTTCGCAAGTATCACAAGTTGGCGTATCTTCTCTTTCAGTATTAAAGAACACCACTTGATTAGCCATACCACCTGCGATTAGACCGCTTGCAGTATCATTCTGATCTTGAATCACAGCATCGCATTTTTGATTACCGCATTCAAGTTCTAGCATTACTATCACTCTGACCACCCGCAATCTTTACAGATTAGCCAACTGTCCATTACTGTATTATCACTATGGTCAATTTCTTCCACAGTTTTTAGATTATTAGAATTGCACTCTTCGCACATTTTGATTCCCCTTTCATAACCTTACACCATTATAGGGAACGTAATTTGAAAAGTGTATAAATTATATATTTTTTTATTTTTTGGTTGCGTAAAAATGTATATATAGTATATTGAGGGTAAGTTTAATTAGTTCTTGAGGGTTAATTAAATTCTCAGAAGTTGGGCGAAAATCCCACGAAAAAACTAGAAAAACTGAGAGCCGAAGTCAAGAATGAAAACTTAAAAAAAAGCTAGAGAACAGATTGAAATTTAGCAAGAGCTGTGAGAATCAGCTTAAATATAAAGGACTTGCTAATATGAACTCTCTAGCTTTTTTTATTTTTAAATTCAAGTAAGTCTCTTACCAGTTCGCCTTTTTCTAGGCTTATTGAATCTACTAGCTTAATTCCAAGCTCTTCTGATCCCTGATATTCGTTAGCAATATTGATCGTGTGTGTTCCACGTCTTTTACCTAATTCTGTTTTGTAAATTGGCGACAGCTCTTCTTTATGAATATAATAATTTGTTTGTTCGTTGCTCCAAGTTCGTAATGGAAAGTAATGAAATAATTTATCAGCTGTTTGATAATATTCTTTTTTAATGTTATTTCCGTCTGCTAATCTTCTGCCGTAAATAATTGTTGAAAAATTATTATCTTTGGCCCACTTTTTAATTCCATATTGCTGAAACTTTTTAAACCATTCGCCTTTTGTTTTAGAATCTTTTGGAAAAATATATTTTGGATTCGCTTTGACATAATCAACGCCACGATTTTTTAAGATCTGTAGGTGTAATTCAATTTCATTATTATCGCAATAGTCTCTGATATAGTCTAAATGTTCTTCATAATCTAGTTCGTGATTAACTACAGCAACGTGAGGAATTTTTAGATCAAGTTCTTCTCTTACATATTTTGAAATAGCAACAGAATCTTTACCGCCTGAAAAAGCGACAAAGGAATTATTAAAATCTATTCCATAAACCATATTTCAATTTTAGTGTTTTATCACTTCTTTGCTGTAATATATTGATATGTTTAATTTAGGTTTCAGGCTGAGTGGTATTTCTCTGATTCCCCTGTTAGTGATACAAAAACTACTCAGCCTATCTTTATATGATTGTTGAATGTTTAATCTTCTTTAGTTCTTTTACTGATCCTAACACCCAGGATTTTGACAAAGCGGCAGAATGTTTTAATCATCTTCCAAGTTCTGTAATAGAATATTCTGATCATTACTTAAATTATTTTTATCCTAAAAATCAAGAGAGAGCTGTCAAAGTTTCGTGGTGTGAATCTAGGGGCAAGACTTATGCACTTAATAAAGGAAATAGTGATAGTGGATTGTTTCAAGTAATTCCAAGAACGTGGGATTGGGTAGCTGAAGAATACAACTTGCCTAAATTTGACACAGAAGTTTTAACATTTAATGGAATGCCTGTAAATCATCTTGATCTTGAAACTAGAAAAATTTTATTGTTTTGGTTTCCAAATCTATATGAACTTACAAAAGTTCAATTTATACCTCATTACAATTTTTTAATTAGTTCAATTATTGTTCAAGATATTCATAGCAGAGATGATTATTGGAAAGCGTGGACACCGAGTATTGATTGTTGGAGTAGCAACGATTGGGAAGAGCTTTGGAAACTAGAAGAATAGGAAATGGTCAAACGATTAGAGAACAACTAATTTAATTTGACCACTCGCTTGCGCGATAATCTTATGAATAAAGACAATTTCATTTTACACCATTCTGAAGTGTATGTTTGATATAATTAATAAAAAGATTGGAGAACAAAATGAAAATCAAACTCCCAGATCCTTTGGGAAATGAAATAGAAATTGAAGTTGATGAAAATTCTTTAGCTTTTTGGTTTAAGAATTTTTTAAAAACACCTCATAAAACAAAAATGCCTCATTGGTTTAGGTGTTCAGGTTGTGCTAGTAGGTTGTTCTATCCATTACAAAGTGAAGATTATACCCTTTGTAATGTTTGTTGGACAGCTCTTATTGGAAGTGAGGTAGAGTAATGGCTTTTATTCCTTATTCATTTAGAGAAGTTGTCTTGCCTTATGGTTTAAAAACTCACGAAGATAAATTAATTTGGGCTTTAGACAGATTTAAAAAAGAAAAACCATTATCAACAAAAGAAATTGTTTTTGAACTTTACATTAGCAGGTTATCCAGTTCTGTTCATAAACTTAGGAAACGTGGATTTATAATTGATGTTACAGAAAATCCAAAAGGTGATGGTGCTTATTATCAACTAATTGCTAAACCTGAGGAAGAGTTAAGATTAAATATATGAATAAAGGTCAAGAAGAATTTACAGCTTGTATATGTGTTGAGTTTCATTCTTGTTATAGCTGTGGAAGTATGATTTATGGTGGTGGAGAACGCCACTATCAAAAAACACAGGGCGAGTTCGCAGGGCTATCAATTTGTTCAGATTGTTTTAAACGTTAATGGGCTGGTGGTTTGACGAAATCATTTTAGATGATTTAGATGACGAGCTAGTTTTAGAAGAAGAATGAAAGGGGTTGTATGTATTTTGAAACTGATGTCAAATTTAATATAGTTGCGCGTTGGGTTATTGAGTCTGATATATCTGACAAAAGTAAGGTTATATATTCGGTGTTATGTGGTTTCGCTGATAGTGAGGGTAAGTGCTATCCGTCAAGATCAACTATTGCAAAGAGAGCAGGTTGCTCTATAAAGTCAGTTGATCGTGCTATCAAAGATTTAGAAACAATAAAAGCCATTAAAGTATTTAGAGAGAAAAAACCTGACGGCAGTAATAAAGTGAATCAATATTTCCTTAATCGTTTTGAGGGTAGGGTCATACAAGACGCTAGGGGTAGTGAAGTGAGCGACACTAGGGTAGCCCCTGCAGAGACGCTCAAAGAAAACCATATAAAGAAAACCACTAGAAGACGTGATTTTATATTTGAAGAACTTGCTGAAAGCTGCGGTATTGATTGGAACAAAGCTACTAAGAATGAATTAGGGCGATTACAAAAAGCCACTAAACAACTTAAAGAGATTAAGGCAACGCCTGAAGAAATAAGAGCTGTAGCAGATTGGTATAAAAAGAACTGGAAAGAAATTGAAATTACTCCTACTGCTATTGTAAGTAATTATTCATCAATATTAAGAAGAGTAGAAGAAAAAGAAAAAACTGAAAAGATCTGGAACTGTTCTGAAATGGGCCATAAATTTCGTAATACTGGTTATGAACATATTGATTATGAATTACATCATTGCATATATTGTGCAGAAGAAAAAACAATATACAAAAATAGTCACAGTAATAATATATAATATATAGATATGAAATGTAAAAAATGTGGTCAAAAACTACATACAGGTTATCGTAATGGGGAATCTGATATGGACTTAGTAGCTTGTCATAGCTGTAAAAAGCAGTGGTATGCTGATGAGTATTTTGGCGAACACTAAATGGAAAGGTAAGAAATGGATAAGTATAGCAATCCTGACATTTTTATTGTCTTGGGTGGCTTTATAGCCATTTTTCTGTTAGGTGCTTTGTTAGGTGAAATAGCAGAGTGGATAGCAAAAAAACTTGGTTTTGAGTTTTTTGAAGAGCCTGATCTTGATACAGACTTTTACAAAAGACTAACTGAGGGCGAAGAGCTATCAGCAGAAAATATGTTTGGTAAGAAAAATGGTTGATTTTGAAAATGTTTTAGGCATAAAAGAAATTGCTCAACTTACTGGATTAAAAGAACAAACAATACGTCAATATAAAAGTGACGGCAAACTACCTGATCCTGACGCTGTTATCAGCGGTAATCCTTTATGGAATAAGGTCAGTATTTTGGATTGGGTAGAGTTAGGAAAATAATATGAATAAAGAAGAACTCTTGCAAAAGGTTTCTGATCTTGAAAAGACAGTAGCTGACTTGCAAGAAGTAAATAAACAAATAGTTGAAGTTCTTGAAGCTTTACATAAAATGGACAGCTTACAAAAGAAAATGATTATGGTCAATTCTGATATGATAACTTCAACTGCGAATGAAGTTGCGGTCATAGGAAAGGTTGGAATATGAAACAACTTATAGCACTTGCTAAAGTTTTTCCAAAAGACTTTATCAAGCAAATAAAAAAAGCTCACGGCGAAGAAGATTATTTACCATTTGGAACGATTGCTCAAAGACTCTTAGAAGTCTGCGGTAATTATGATTGGTCAATAAAAGAAATAGTCTATGAGCCTAATGGACAAGTAAGTGGGTGTATAGGTGAATTATCTGTTGTAGTTGATAATCAAGTTTATGCGGTTCAGGGAACTGGCTCCGCTAACACGATCAATACAAAAGATAACAATGGCGACTTATTAAAAAAAGCTGAGTCAGACGCTTTTAAAAGATGTGCAAGAAATCTTGGGCTTGGATTACATCTTTGGACAGGCTCTAATCCTTACTGGTTAGAAAAAACTTTAATGGCTAAAAATACTGATACAGAAATACCTGCACAAATAAAACCAACAGGGACAGCTACTTAGACGCAGTAGCTTGATAATTAAGTGGCGGAGTTCAGCCCTTCCGCCACTTAGTTGCATTAAACTGAAATAATGGATGAACAAGAAATATATTTTGATAACACTTACATAATTTGTTGGGATTGCTCTAATACTTTTGTTGTAGGGCATATGGCTTGGATTAGTTTAGAATGTATGGTGTGTGGTGCTTGGATTAAAAATCACTTATTAAATAGAATGGTTTGGAAATGGTTCGTGAAAAAGAATTTGATATAAGAGAAGATGAAACTTATTCAGATTGGAAAAGACGCAAAAGCGAAGAGCGGGGATTACAGGGGATAGGTCAAAAAAATCGCAGATCTAAAGAAAATTGGACAGAACAACAAAAACGTGGTTATAGAAATAAAAACAAAGGCAGAAGAAAACAAAACCTAGCAAGAAAAAAATTAATGATTCCTGACGCAAAGTTTAGATCAAGAATGGGCCACGAAGAAAATTGGGGTGGAAATATCAGAGTAGAAGTTAAGTCAGGTGCTCAAATAAAAACCATTTGGACAAAATACACCGCAGCGAAACAGCAAAGTGATCAAAATAAACGTGAGGGGGATTCTCGCCCATTCATTTTTGTTGCTATGCCTGACGGCACTTCCAATGGACTTGTAATTGCAGAATTAGACGAGCTGATAAATATTGTTACAGCTCTAATAACAACGTGGAACGAAGATATAGACGAATAAAGGCTCAAAACAGGGCATTTTGAGGCGTTTTAAGAGCTTTGAAAACAAGCACTTCACTAGGTAAAGGGGGTGCAGAACTGAGCTAAATCTTGAAAAAAAACCTGAAAAATCAGGGTTTTTAGTAGATATAATATATATTTTATATATAATGAGGTTATGATTTACGAAAATATTGGAAGGGGAAATCATGGCTACAAGAGCAACAATAACAGTTGAAACAAAAAAAGAAAATGATGTTTCAATTTATAAGCACTATGACGGATATATTAAAGGTGGATTAGGCGAAATGCTTATGAAATTTGTAAGCGTCACAAAAGCAAAAAATACTGCAGAAGAATTGATAAATGATTTTGTAGAATTTTGTAAAGCTGAATTTGGCGGAAAACCTGCTGATAACGTTTATGGTTCAGGGTTTGATAAGAAAAACTTTGAAAGAGTTGAAAGTGAGTATTGGTTGGAAGGACAAGAATTCAAAAGTCATTCTGATACAGAATTTCATTACTCATTAAAAATTGGTAATAATAATTCTGACATTATTCTTTTTGTTCAAAGAAGAAATTATAATGACGACTTTCAAAATGGAACTGAATTGACTAGAACTGGACATTGGACAGATTTTGCAGTTTTAGAATGCATAGGCAGAACTGGAAACTTTTTTGATTACAAAGTTGCATAGTTAGAAAAAAAAAGCCCCAAATTAATTTGATTTGGGGTTTTTTTATGTATTATTGTTCATATGAACATAGCACCTAACTTAATTAATCTATTAGTTGATGTTAATGAGCTTGAAGAATATCCTGAGAACGTAAGACAGGGTGATGTTGGAGCAATAGTTACATCTCTACAAGAAAATGGGCAATATCGCCCAATAGTTGTAAATAAAAAAACTATGCAGATCTTAGCTGGAAATCATACTTTTCAAGCTGTAAAGCATTTAGGTTGGGAAAAAATAGCTGTTACATTCGTTGATGTTGATGAAGATATGGCTAAAAGAATTGTTCTCATAGATAATAAGGCAAATGATTTAGCTGATTATGATTATCCTGCTTTGGTTAATCAATTAGAAGAGTTAGCAGGATCAGAAAAAGGACTTGTAGGAACTGGTTTTGATTTAGATGAATTAGATGATCTAAATAAAATGCTTGAAAATGAAAAGCTCAAATTAGATTCTACATCAGTTTTCGCTGACTATATAAGCACTTTAAATACAGAACAGCCTGAATTTTTAGGGCAAAGTGAAACTGGGGAAACTTATTACAAATTGAATTATGCAGTCACTAAAGAGCAAAGAGAAATAATTATGGACGCAATCAAAAAGGCAAAAGAAGTATTTGAAACAACAAATTCTGTAAATGCCCTAGTTGATCTATGCGGTGATTGGAGGAATGAATGATATTTAGTGAAATACAGGGTTGGTTATTTATAGCTTTATATGCAGCCTTAGCAATAGGAATTGCACAAACATACAAAATAAAAGCTAATACAAAAGAATCTTATTTAGTAGCTGATAGAAAACTTAACTCAACTGAGGCAGGGTTTTCAATCGCTGCGACTTGGATTTGGGCACCTGCTCTATTCGTTGCAAGTCAACAGGCTTACAATAATGGTTGGATAGGTGTTTTTTATTTTACTGTTCCAAATATTTTGACATTAGTTTTGTTCGCATATTTAGGTCAAAAGGTAAGAAATAAATATAAAAAGGCTTTTACGCTTTCAAGCACTATGGAAAAAATGCACTCAAAAAGAGTTCAAAAGTTATATATTGTTTCATTATCAGCTCTAAGTATTTGTTCATTCGCAGTTCAACTTTTAGCAGGTGGAGCAGTAGTTGAATCATTAACTGGTATAAACTTTACTGCAATAACAATCGCTATGGCTTTGATTGCAGTTGCGTATTCTTATAATGCAGGTTTAGGAGCAAGTGTTAGAACAGATTATTTACAAATGGCTATTATTGGCGGGGTTGCATTAGTTCTTGTTCCGTGGATTATTAATGTTGCTAGTTTTGATACTTTAAAAGCAGGATTAAATGGATTTGACGGAATGGCCCAAAATATGTTTACTGGAAAAGGAGTTGATATATTTTATGGATTTGGTATTTCAGTTACAATCGGCTTATTATCTGGAAGTTTTGGCGATCAATCTTTTTGGCAACGAGCATATGCTACAGAGCAGGATCAAGTAAAAACTGCATTTTTAAAAGGATCTGCTATTTTTGGTGTTGTTCCAATTTTGATGAGTGTATTTGGATTTATTGCAGCGGGGCAAAAATATGTTCCTGATTCAAATCAGCTAGTAAATGTTGAAATAGTATTACAAAACCTACCTGAATGGACAGCTATACCATTTTTAATAGCTTTGTTGTCAGGTTTAATTTCTACATTAGATTCTTGCCTTTGTTCAATATCATCTTTAGTAGGGGAAGACTTGACAAAAGATAATAAGAATGTTGTAGATAATGCAAAAAAAGGAATGGCGGTGCTAGTTGTTTTTGGATTAGTAGTTGCAAATATTCCTAATATGGAAATAGTTTATTTGTTTTTATTTTATGGAACTTTAAGAGCAGGAACTTTGATTCCAACTTTATTAACAATTATTGGATTAGAAAAACCTGAAGTAAAGCCTACAGAAAATTCTATGTTCTACGGAATTATTGCAGGACTTGCTATTGGTTTACCGCTCTATGTAATTGGAAGGTTTACTGATGTAAATTCCAGTTTGATGTGGTTAGGAACTTGTGTCACTTGTTTTCTGCCTGGTGTTGTCACATATCTAAGTAGTAAAAATGGGCAAAAAATCATATACTACAGTTGATGTTTATACAAGAGCTTTAGAGAGAGTAGAACAGGCTTACAAATTATTTGATACAATTTCGGTTGGGTTTAGCGGTGGAAAAGATTCTACTGCTGTTCTCAACATTACGTTAGAAGTTGCAAAGCACTTAAATAAATTACCTTTAAATGTTTATTTTTGGGACGAAGAAGCAATCCCTTATGAAACTGAACATTATGTAAGGCGTGTTTATAACTTAGATGAAATTGATATGGATTGGTTTACTGTTCCAATTAAACACAGAAACGCTTGTTCAACTACTCAGCCTTATTGGTTTCCTTGGGCAGAAGAAGAAAAAGATTTGTGGGTAAGACCAAAACCACCTGAGGGAATATCTACGATTGAAAACTATAACTCTACTGATCCTGAATCACGTTTAATGATTCCTGATCTTGACGCTCTTTCAAGACCGACAAAAAAATATGGAACTGTTGGGCGTGTTATGGGAATAAGAGCTGACGAATCTCTATCAAGATTTTTACAAGTATCAAGCAGGGCGGCAGAAATGAGAGAATTCAACTACATAATTCCATTTCAAGATAAAGGAGCAAGCGGTGGAAAGGTATTGCCTATTTATGATTGGACAACTGTTGATGTTTGGACAGCTCCTATAAAAAATAATTGGGACACGAATGAATGCTACGAACTAGAACAAATGGCGGGTATATCCCCCTCAGCTCAAAGAATAGCCCCACCTTTTGGGGAAGAGCCTATGCAAAAGCTGTGGCGTTTTCCTTTATGTTATCCTGACGTTTGGGAAAAAATGGTAGATAGAGTTGATGGTGCAAGAACTGCAGCTAGATATTCAACTACAGAACTTTATGGATTTAATAAAACAATAGATAAACCTGACGAAATGGAATGGGAAGAATTTATTTTAACGCAAGTTCAAAAGCATAAACCACAAATGCAATTAGAAATTTTAAATAACATTCAAACTTGGATGAAAGCGCATTATAGCAAAACATCTGATCCTATTCTTCACAAGTCAATTCATCCAGATACTGGATTAAATTGGGATATGATTTTAAAAGTAGCAATTCGTGGTAATACTAAAGGCAGAAGAATGCCTAAAGCTATTACAAAATCACGAGATCTGGAAGAATGGAACAAAAGGAAGGCAAGATATGACAAAGAATTACAAGAATCAACCAATTAATAATGTTGAATGGGTAAACAGAGAAGAGTTGTTCTCTAACTCTTATAATCCAAATAAAGTTGCTCCGCCTGAATTAAAATTGTTAAAAGAATCTATTTTAAATAGCGGTTGGACTCAACCAATCGTAATAAGAGAATCAAAAGAAATAGTGGACGGCTTTCATAGGTGGACAGTTTCAGGACATAAAGAAATATTTGAATTGACTAATGGCTTTGTTCCAGTAGTAGTTTTGAATGAGATAGGGGAAGAAGAGCAAATGATGGCTACAATTAGACATAACAGAGCACGTGGAACTCACGGCGTGAAACCTATGGCGGTCATTATGCAAAAGTTAAAAGATGAACATAAGCTAGATAATAAAAAAATTAATAAATTACTAGGAATGGAAGATGAAGAAATCAGAAGATTATATGAGTCAGGATCAATAGAGTTAATTAAAGAGTTAGCAGATAAAGGCGGAACTGGAAAGAATCAAGAACTTATTAAGAAATTTAAAGAAAATAATGATTTTTCACCTAGTTGGGAATAGATATGGATAAAAATAGTTGGGATAGAGAAAAGAACGAAACTCAAAAAGCGTTTTATGCTTTTGGCTTGTATCGTGATATGGGCTATACAAGAAGTCTGCCTAATGTAGCCAAATTGTATGCCGAAGAAACAGGACGCAAAGAATCTACGATTTTATCTCAGTTAAAAAGGTGGTCAGCTAAATATAACTGGGTAAAGCGTTGCGAAGAATTTGATATAGAACAAGACAGAATATATCAATTAGAGAATAAAGAAAAACTAAAGCAAATGAGAGAACGTCATTTGACGTTTGAAGTAGTAAAGCAAACAAAAGGTTTTGAAAAAATTAGGAATTTAAGATCAGAAGAGTTAGAGCCTAGAGAAGCACTTGCCTTATTGGATTCTGGTATCAGGGGTGAAAGAACTTTACACGGAGAGCCTGAAAGCACTTTAGGAATACAAGCAGGTGGATTAAGAAAAATAAAAGTCAAGTGGTCAGATGAAATTGATGAAGATGAATAATGACCGAATCTTACGAAACTGATTTAATAGAATTACCAAAATTACACGATAACCAAATAAAAGTAATTTCTGATCCTAATAGATTTAAAGTCATAGTAGCTGGGCGAAGATTTGGAAAAACTAGGTTATCTATTTTATACGCAATTAAAACCGCTATAAAAGGGGGTAAAGTCTGGTTTGTAGCTCCAACATACAATATGACGCAAGACTCATACAGAGAATTTAAGAATTTCGCAAATCAAATTCCTAATACAAATATTAGAGAAGTTGAAAAGCGTATTGAGTTTAGTAGTGGGGGAGTAATCCAATGTAAGTCAGGTGATAATCCTGATAGATTAAGGGGTGCAGGTTTAGATCTGGTAATTTTAGATGAAGTAGCCTTTATGAAAAAAGACGTGTGGGAAGTAATAAGACCAACTCTTACAGATAGACAGGGCAAAGCAATTTTTATTTCAACGCCTAATGGTATGGGAACTTGGTTTCACGAATTAACTATGAGAGCTGAAAGTTTAGATAATTGGTCAGTTTTTAGATTTACAACTTTTGATAATCCTTATATAGCAAAAGAAGAAATTGAGGGAGCCAAAGAAGAATTAGGTTCATTAGTATTTAGTCAAGAATATTTAGCAGAATTTACAGAGTTCGGTTCAATCTTTAAATCAGAGTGGGCTAGATTCTACGAAACTGAAGAAAAATTAGAATTTGATGAATCAGGTAATGAAACTTTAAATAAATACATAGTTCT